GTAAAATTTAGTTGTGATACAGAACAAGGATTTTGGAATCAATGGGGAAATACTGATAATAAAATGTTTAAAACAGTAGATATTGTAACCAAAATACAAGAAGCTATTTCTGATGTAGAAATACTTAATAATATAAAAGTGGAGGAAAGTAATGAGTAGGATAAGTCCAGGCTATTATGATAATGATATACAATTATCAGAAATTATAAGACAATTAAAATTAGATTTTCCATCAGGAAATGCTATCAAATATATAATAAGACATAAAAAAAAAAATAAAGAAATAGATTTACTAAAAGCAATTTGGTACATTTCAGACATATTGGAGAAAGATTATGGGGTTGACGCTATGGCAGATATTAAGGACAAAATACAATTTATCGAAGAAGATAATATCCGATCCTCTAACGATACGTAGAAATAAAAAACAATTTATAATACGATTAGGATTACGATATTTAAAACCAGAAATGTATATGTATTTTATAGATAAATATACATCAAACAGAACAGCAGATAATATAGATGCTAAACCAATTGCTGATTATATAATGAGGAGGTATAAATATGGGAAGCAAAAAGGGATTATGGACAGACATAAACGAGATGTACATAGACGACAGCAAATTAATGAAAGGAGTGATGACTAGATGGGAAAAAAAATTGAGTTCAAAAGACCAACAGGTATTGGAGGAACTGACGCAAGTAATCTTGTCAAGGGAAACTGGAAAGACCTTTGGCTTGAAAAAACTGGAGTTACAAAACGAGAAGATTTATCAAATAATATTGCAGTTCAACTTGGAATCTTTACAGAAAAATTTAATAGACAATGGTATCAGAAGTCTACTAAACAAAGGGTTGTTGATATAGGCAAAACTTGGCACCATCCTGATCATCCATATATTTATGGTAGTTTAGATGGAGTTACTAATGGTAAAGTATGGGAAGCAAAACATACAAATATTTTTTCTAAAGATGATACATTAATAGAAAGATACTATGCTCAGTTACAACATTATATGTTAGTTACTGGATTTAAAACAGCTATGCTATCTGTTATCTATGGCAACAGTAAACATCATGTTTTCAAAATAGATAGAGATGAAAAATATATAAATAATTTATATAAAGCATGTCAACTATTTTGGTTTATGGTTGAAAATGAAATAGAACCACCAGAATATGTTGATATAACCTTAATGGAGAATTGTAATGACCAAAACGACATCATTAAATTATTCGGAAAAGAAATATCCTTTGACACCAGGTTACAAGGAACAATCCACTAGCAAAGAAGCAGCTGGTAAAGTAAATACTAGAGCTGCTAAATTGCGAACAGAAATATTACAAATATTAGAAAGGAAAAATAACTATGGAGGTACTTGCGAAGAAATAGCAGAAATTATGAGTGAAGATATTACTTCAATAAGACCAAGATTTACTGAATTAAAACATATGAATTATATATTTGATTCAGGAGATAGAAGAATAAATAAATTTAACAACAATACAAAAGTATGGAGGTATAATGACAGAAGAAATAAATAATAATAGAAAGTACTGGGATGCTTTAAAAGAAACAGACCCAAGATTTACTAAAAAAATTAATAAAGGATTTGGCGATCTAACTACTATTGACCCACAATGGCAGATTATGAAAATGACTGAAACATTTGGACCAATAGGAGAAGGATGGAATTACACAGTAGATTACAAATATCTTGAATTAAAAGAACCAGTTGTAATTGCTGAAGTAAAAGTAGCACATAAGAAATTAGCTAATGGTTGGGATTATTATGGAGCAATATCATCAACATTAAAACTATTCAAAAAGAATGGTACATATGATGATGAAGCACCAAAAAAATGTATGACTGACGCATTAACTAAAGCATTTAGCCATCTAGGACTTTGTTCAGATATATTTATGGGATTGTATGACAATAATAAATATGTCGAAAAGTTAGAAGAAAAATATTCTAATGTAGATAAAAGCAAAGTAAAGAAGGTTTCATAGTCGCTGATAGCTAGGGAAGTGAGTAGGGGTAGCTATCGGCTAGTTCTTCTAACCCTACTCACAATAAAGGAGGAATAATGGCGAAGAAAAAATTATTATCAAATAAAAAAATAACTGAGATGTCTCATAATCAATTATTAGAATTGATAGATGATCAAATTTATAAACATTTACCTATTAATAAATTAGTTGAAATAGTAGATAAAAGAATTGAAGAAGCAAGTACTAAAATACTTAGTGATGTAAATGATAAAATTAATTTACGAATATCAATGAATAGTCATATCATTACTAAACCAAATAAAGTTAAATTAAAAAGGAGAGCTGCATGAATTTAATAAAAATGGCAAAATTACAAAATAAAAGTAATGAATTACAAGACAAAAGTAATGAATTACAAAATGGTATTAATGATGTGCATTATGCTTTTACTAAAAAAATTGCTGATACAGTAATTGAACATGGTAAAACTAATGTAGAATTAAATGAAAAAATTAATATTTTAATAAAAGAAATTCAAAAGTTATCTTCAAGAGTAATTAAATTAGAGTTTGAAGATGACCATGAAAAAAAATCAATAGGAGGTACTACAGATGATTAAACCAAATGAAATAACTAAATGGAACTATGGAAGATATAGTTCTGATAATTACGGAGCTCATTGTTTAGCTTTTAGAGTTCCTAACAATACATATTATTTTTCTTATGATACATTAATTGCTTTTTTTCATAATGGTAAATTAATTATGAGAGAAAATAATTGGGGACCAACAACAGGTAAACATATGAATTGGATTTCTCGTAATAAAAATATCAGAGTTAATTCTGAAATTTTTACACAAAAATTAAATGAATCATTAGGAGAAACAAATGAATAAACAAACATTAGAATATTCTAGAAAAGTAGCTGATCTTAATGATCAATTACGCAAAGATATGTTTACTGGTAATATGCTCAAAAAAGAAAATTTAAAAAACAAAATAGTATTAACACCTGGCATTGCTGGTTTAAATTTAATAGATAAAGAAAAAATATTTTTTTCTGTTAAATACTATGGAAACTTTACTAAAAATAATAACCCTTGGGGCGAAAAAGATTTTGGTAGTTTTAATTTTAAAAAAGAAACATTTAATTGGAAAATAGATTATTATGATAATGATATGAAATATCATAGTCCTGATAAATCAGACCCAGATAAAACTGTAAGAGTTTTAACAATAATGAAAGCAGAGGAGAATTAAATGATTAACAAAGTAATATTATTAGGTAGATTAGGTTCAGACCCAGAAGTTAAAATCTCTACTAAAGAATCTAAGTTTGCTAAAATGTCTATTGCAACTAGCGAAAGATACAAAGACAAGTCAGGAGAAATGCAAGAGAAATCACAATGGCATAATATAGTATGTTGGGATTCAAGACTTGCAGATACAATAGAAAAATATTGTAAGAAAGGTACTCTTGTTTATATCGAAGGACAATTAGAAACTAGAAAATATGATAAAGATGGAGAAACACGATATACAACTGAAGTCATATTACCTCAATTTAAAGGTCAATTAAAATTAGTAGGAGGAAAACCAAGTGGGGAAAGTAGTAAAACTTCCAATACAGAAACAACCGAAGATATTCCGTTCTAAAAAATTATTTTATACATGTAATCATTGTGAAAGAAAATATATCGAAGATGTAATGATAAATCATTTTCCATCAAATTATGGATATTATTCAGATGAAGGAGTATATCACTGTATTAAATGTTATAATAAAAAATTTTATGTATGATTTTTAACATATAGGGGAATTAGGCTTATTTAATAGCTTGTATTCCCCTTTATATATCTTTGGTATGATTGTACCAGAAAGCTCTAATTAGCCCTTCTGTGTCCAATTCTGAGCTATTTTTTCACCAGAACGACCAGCAATATACCCTCCAATGCCAATAGTTAGCAAATTCCACATAGGTTCAGGTATTGACAGCTCTAAGCTCGTACCGAATAAAATATTAATGAAAGGAGCAAGTATATAATTGTTAAAAATAACAATAATACAAATCCACATAAGAGCTGGACGCCAAGTAGCAGTAAGCCAATGCTTAGAACTAGCTTCTGCTTCAATGATTTTAGACTTAGCAATAAGTTCTTCATGATCTCCATTAATTAATTGTGTATTAAGTTCATGTTTTAATTTTTCTTTTAAGTCTTTATCAGGAACAGCTTTATCAACTATGCCACCAATCATTTTAGCGATTGGACCAATAGCAGTAATAGCTTGTAACATTTATAAATAACCCCAAAGAATCATTAATACAATAACACCTAATACAGCAGCAACTATCTTACCACTTTTAGTTAGTTTCCATATAAATAAATTATTCCAAATATTTTTTACTTTATCCATATTCCCTTTCCAATCTATCCATAGAAACAAAATTAGTTTCTTGAATATGATTATCCCAAATGCCTAACTCAGTAACACACCAAGACCAGCCATTCATGTTTAATTTAGCATATTCTTCTATATGACCTGATGGCAACGAGCAACCGACATTTACTATTCTAACCCATTTGTCGTAGCCTATTTTAACAGCTTTCCAATCTCTAGCCTTATGTGTATGCCCAAATACTAGATCATGTAAGGAATCATTACCTATTTGTACTTCAGCATTTTTACCCCCATATTCTTTACCCATTATATTTAATGGACAATGAACAAAAGAAACACCAGCTATATTCTTAAATTCTCCATACTCTGTATGTGTCCAACCAAATTCATCATAAGTATTATAGAGAGTTTCTTTCATCATTCCTTTTATTTCAGGAATGTTTTCTTCAAAACGATGAACACGCAGCTCATGGTTTCCAATACAAATATGTCTAGGAATATCTTTGACATACTTATCTAATATTTTAAATGCTTTACGCATTGATTCAACATCAACCATAAAATCATCTTTTAATTTACCTTGTTGTGAATTATTTTTTTGAAAAAAACTAAGAGAATCAAAACTAGAAAAATCTCCTATATGAACAATATAATCAGGTTTAATTTTTTTTACATGTTTACCAATCCAATCAAATCTCTTTTGAGAGATATGTGGACTGTCATGCGTATCGCCTATAACAAGGACTTTATGCCCTTTAAATTTCATATGTTATTAATATCTTAATAACTTCAATGTTGTAAATATAATAATTAATACTGAACCTATCCAGGCAACAGCTCTTAAAGCTCCTTTACCGGTAGCCATTTCTTGTTTTAACAAAGAAACTTCTTCTTTATTAGCACGAACATCACATTTGATTTCATCAAGAGTTTTAGTTATTTGTATATATTGCTGCTCCCAATTAGACATTAGATCCTCTACTACCACATCTAAATATTACAGTTAATTTTCTTTCTTTTAAATCAGCATCAAGATAATTAGCTAAATTATTTTTTGCTAAATTACATTCTATATTATCATTAAAATTTAAAGGTACTTCACTTTTAAAACATAGCGTTTGATCTAACTCTCCTACATTAAGCATACAGATCATTGCAAATATTTTAAACATTAACTTCCTTCTCCAAAGTCATCAACTTGTAATCTTAATGATTTAATCTTATAACTGTTTTCTAAAATTTCTTGTTGAAGTTCCAAAACATTTTGATCAGATTTAATAGTTTGTATTTCGGTTTTGAGTATTTCAAAGTCGGAGAATACTTTTCCGAGAACGAAGATATTGCCAGAAAAAGCACTAACTACACCCACTACTATAAGTATGTTTTTTAACGACAGTTCTATATTCATTTACCACAAGTACACTTTCCATCTTCGCAACAAGGATTAATCATTTAGGATATTTCTCCTTAACTGCTTTACAGTCATCTATGTATTTTTGTTTTTGTGCATCATCACCTTTAACAATAGCATCTAAGTAATCTGCCATTGGTGGATATTCTGCTTGTCTTTTTCTTGCGTATTCTTGTGCATCATATTCTGTAATTAATTCTGCGTGTTTATCTGTAATTTGCTTTTCAGTAATATTACTAGGGTTTCCATCTTCCCAAACTAAAGTAGATAAATCTTCATTTTGATAAATACATTTTGCGTTAGAGTCTAATAAAATTATTGCATCAATATAATTTGGTTTATGTGTCATGCTAATACCTCAAAAGCTGTTATGTTATGTGGTAATCTTGTAGCAAAATCTGTATTATCATTTCCAATCGCTCTACCAACATAATATGTACCACTATAAGAAGCACCTAAAGTACCTCGTAATTTATAAGTAACTGCACTCGTTGTATTTGGACTATCAAGAAAATTTTGACCTGCCATAAATTGTGCATGGTCATAAGGTGTTGTTCCTTGTAATCTAAAAGAATTACCATCTTGTAATTGACTGCCTTGTAAATCTGAGTTGTAATTTATAACTGTACTATCTCTTAATAACTGAACATGAATAGTCGCTGAAGTTGTTTGAGCCACATGAGCATTATAAACAATTAATACTTTTGAACTTGTTGCACTTGGAGTAATACTAACTGAAATACCTAAATCAACAAATGTATTAGTGCTTGATGAAGAAAAACTATTAATTGTAGCTTTATTAGTTGAAACGATTTGTCCAACCTTACCCCCACTAAAGTTGGCATTAGGCAAAGTACCTGTAACTCCTTGTGCTAAATTTAAAAATGTCTGTGCCATTAATCAGCCTCCTGTATTATTAAATTCTCAGCATCTACTTCA